TGCGGGTGGTTGTTTGGTTTGGGCTTACTACTAAGAAGGAAATACACACATGATCGTACAAATCGGAAACAATCCGGCATGCCTCACGGCAGACGGCAAAATCAAAAAATACGACCCGACTGCCGACCGCAGCGACCTGCTCAGATTTGTCCTCTCGCGTGGCCCCGAATTCGTCGAAGATTTGATCTGGTCTGATATGCCCCAAAGGCGTCAGAAAAGCCTCGATACCCTTACTAAACATAAGGGTCTGACCTCCGACGAGTTCAGCAAACTGAAACTTGCTGACTTGCAAGACTTGTTGTTCGCCTTTGTCCAAAAAGAACCGATTGACTTGTCTCTGGAATTGGACAAGCGCCTTGACGGCTTGATCGCATCCGGCAGGATTCAATTCGCCACGCAAGCGGATTTGGTCGCCTCGGTCGTTCCTGAATCAGCCATGACCGAAGAGGACTCTCGCCATCCGAAGCAGATCGCTTTACGGGCCGAGCGCGAAAAGCAAAGGCTTGCTTTGGAATCAGCAACTCTGGCTGAGTTTAAACCTCTTGTGCCCAAAAAGAGCAAGACACCCTAACCAATAATTCCTACGGCAGGCGGCGCAGTGACGTACTCAAAAGCCTGCGGCATTTTCTGCCGTAGGTATGCCCGCAACTGTTCTTCCGCGATACGGTCGAAGTCTTCCATAATCCCGGCCAACACTCGGTCGTTGTCGAAGAAAAAAGCACCATCAACACCCTGACCTACTACCCGGCGCACGACCATAGGTTCAGGCAACCCTGCCTTTCTGGCTTGGTAACATCGGGCGATCCAGTAAGTCATTTCGGCTTGGGAGAGGTGCCGCAGTTGATCTACGCGCTCCGGCGTCTGCCCCGGCGCGATGCGCGGGTCGTCAGCGATGTTTCGGAACCAAATAAAAACGCTGGGCCTTTCTCCATAATCCTTAATCATCCCGCCCCGGCCATCGTGGACGTACTGCGCCCAATAGTGCGGAATTTCCAAAAACCCTGACCCGTTCACAGGCCCGTTAATCGTCATGGCCTCTTGTAGTGTTTTTGACGGGATGTGCGGATATGCCCGGTAAAAAACCAGTTCCATAAACAACTGGCAGATACGGTCAGCCAAGGCATCTTCCATTTTACTGCTTCAACCCGTCGTTCAGATTCCGGCCCTGAGCCTGCGCGTCCGCAAGAGGCTGGCGCATGTTGGTCATGGTCTGCATCTGCTGCATGTTGATGTCATCAAGGATGGTGCGGAACTGGAAGTCTTCTGGCGTCAGGCCCAAGCCAGCATCCTCGGACCCGAGGGTGTCTGCCAAAACGTGCTGGATGCAGGTCTGCGCCTGGCCCACTACGAGTTGCTGGAAGGCCATCAGGGCATTTGGAAGCTCATTCGTACTGGACATCTTGCCGGGAACTGTAATCCCGGCCAGCAGCGGGGGAACGCCGTGGATGGAGACGATGCGAAGAGCCAGCGAGTCGTTCAACTCAATAAAGCCCGTGTCGTCAGATGTGGACCCAAGGGCCAGTTTTTCAACCTGAATCTTTGCTTTTTCATCTGAGATGTTGAGGGCGATAGTCTTGTGTGACCCGCCAAGACCGATGGTGCCCTTCAAAGCATCCTCGACCACCTTGAACTCTTTCGGCCCGAGTGTCGCGCCTGTGATGAACAGCATGAACTCCGGCACACCCCGGTTCAGGAAGAAGTCGTATTTGTACTGCATGGACATCTGGCCAAGCTCAATACTGGCGATGGCCGAAAGCCAGTTGGGGTAGCCGTAATAAATTGAACGACTGCTGGGCATCCTGAAATGGATCACTTGACTGCTGTTGCCGTCCGGGGTTGCCGGAAGGGAGGTAAATGGGTCTGCGATGGCCGGGTTGCCCCAGCGGGCAAAATAACGTGTGCCTCCAATCCCAAGCCCGTCCACCTCGTAGAAAAAGTCACCGCGCAGGTTGGCGACCGTGACGTAAATATTTGCGGCCGGGATGTGGTAAATCCCAAGCACCTTGCCGGAGGAATTCCTGACCACTTCCAAGTAACCGTTGCCGCAAATGAAATAATCCATTGTGGCTTTATACATCGCATCGTACCAACCGAAGCGGCACAAGGGACTCAGAACCTTATCAACCTTGGTCGGGGAATACCCGCCAGAGAACAGCGAGGCCGCGCCACCCGAGATAGCACCGGATGTTGAATGAACTCCGGGGGGATTGACTTTTTGTTTCTGCAAGGGCGCGGCATTGTCTGCCGGGGGAGAGGCTGGTGCCTGCGGTTGCTTATCTGGATCGCGGTATCCCAGACCTACCGTCGCGGCCGTCTTGACCTCAATGCACCGCTGGTGATGTTCATTGCTGTCAAGGAATTTCATCATCAGAGGGATATTGACGGGTTGCTGCTGACGACCTTGCAACGCGCCCTGATTGGATGCGGCCTCGATGTCCTCACCGGCCTTGGTCAGCACACAGTAGGCGCTCAGGAACTCTTTGGCGAGGTCTGCCTGACGACCCTGCTTGAGCATATGAGGGAACAGAGGTACTGTCATCCGGGGAGCGCCGAACTGGTTCACCCTCTGTACTGTCTCATCTGTCTCGCCAGCATCAGTCAGCATTTTTATACCCCTATAAAAATTTTAATTTTGGGCTTTTGGCCTTGCGCACTATACACTATCCTTGTAGCATTGATTTGTCAAATTGAATTACCGGAGAAGGTCAGATGCAGCGACACAAACTCGAAGACGTAAAGGTTCGTTTCCTGAGCCTTTGCCCCAAAGGGGCCAACCGCCTGCCGGTCATCATCAAGGATGACGGGTCGGTTGAGTTCGAGACTGTCTGCAAAGTTGCCACGGACTTTGAAAAATCCGGCCTGATGACCAGCATCGTTTATGCTCCGAATGTGGACGACTCTCAGGGCGACTTTGCAACCCGTGAAGAAATCGTCAAGATGGCCCATGACGCGATGCTCCACGGCGTACCGGCCATCGACATCAACCATGATTTCAAAGCGCTGCCCAAAGATGATGCCCGCGTAGTTGAGTCTTTCATCATTGCTAAGGGCGACCCTCGCTTTGCCGATGTCAAGGACTACTCTGGTAAGGCCGTCGATACTGAAGGCGCGTGGGCGGTCGTTATCAAGATTGAGAAATCGGACCTGCGGGCAAAGTACCTGTCCGGGGAGTGGAAAGGCGTGAGCCTCGGCGGCACCGGGAAACGGGTGCCTGTCGCCAAAAAGGAAGACATCGAAATGGACAAGGCTGAACTCATCAAACTGTTGGACGAGCGCGATGCGGCTAAGGAAGCTGCCTTGAAAAAGGCCACCGAGACCGCTGCTGCCACCCCAACTTCTGCTGCCCCCGCCGCGCCGGTACTCAAATCCTCTGACATGGGCAACCCGGACGCCGTGGCCAAGTACCATATGGCCCTGAAGCGCCACAACCTGTCCAAGTCCGTGACGGATTGGAACGACACCGAGCAGGTGGGCAGCTACCTGACCGAGTTGAAGAAATTCGACGTGGAAAACCCGACTGTCGCCCCTTCTGGTAAGCAGGCCCCGGCCCCGAGCAACCAAGTCTCCACCGTCACCAAGACCGCCGAAGCGGACAGCGAAACCAAGTTGGCCAAGACGATGGCCGAAATCGCCAACCGCAGTCTCGGCGTCGAAACCAAGTAATACACACTACCCAAAACACTATAGCCAGAGTTTGATACCTCTGGTCCCTGAAAATACCGCTGTTCGGAGGTAAAGAAGATGGCTTTTTCCCCTACCAGTTCCCTGACCCGCACCTCCGCTTCCGGCCTTGGCCGTTTGGCGATGTGTAAGTCGCGGGTCATCTCCATCAAGACGGGCAGCGATACCCTTCCGCTGTTGTCCGCAATGGTGCGCAACCCGTCCACCGGCATCTATCAGCCGTGGGTCGCTCCAACCAACCACGTTGCCACCATCACTAAAGCGGGCACCGTCTCTGGCGGCACCTACACTGTGACCGTGGATGGCTCGACCACGACCGCGATTGCCTACAACGCGGCCAACGCCACGATCCTGACGGCCCTTGAGAAGCTGGCCACTATCCGCCCCGGTGACGTGGTGCTCACGGGCGGTGGTGCCAATGGTCCCGGCACAGGTGCTCTGACTTTGACGTTCGGCGGCAACCTTGCCGGTCGGTCAATCTCGGTCGTCACGTCCAGCGCGTCCCTCACGGGCGGTGGCACTTACGACGATGCCGTGACCACTGCGGGTGTCGAGCAGGCCGACGAACTGATGGACATCTCCGGTTTCCTTGCCGAAGAGGTCGTGCAGGACGCCAGCTACGAAACCCAGGCCACGATGTACTGCGCGGGCGAAATCAACGTGAACGACATCGACCTGAACGGTGAGACTCTGGCCAACCTGAAGATCGCCCTCAAGCGCCCGAACGTGAAGCGCAACGGGTGGCTCGTTGAATGTGTGACCGGGTTCTAACCCGGTCCGCTGGCCCCACAAAAAAACACTATTTGACCTGCTTTCAAGTACACGCTTTCTGAATCGGAGGAAAAGAAAATGGCGTTGCTCAAAAAGGCCGATGGCGGTAACGTCAGCGAACTGCACTACCGGACGCTGATGCCCGCGATGAACCAGATCAAGGCCCCGAATACCTTCCTTCAGAAGCGTATTTTCGGGAACGGCACGTCGCCGTTTGAATTCACCAGCCCGACGAACACTATCGACATGTCCGCGTGGACGGGGGATCGCGGCACTGCCGCTCCGCTGGTTCGCCGTGGCTCGCCCGCTGCCTTGATTGGCGGTGTGGGTACACAGAATACCTCGGTGATCCCGCCCAGCATCCGCGTCAAGCGCCAGTTCCGCGCCTACGACCTGCTGGGCCAGATCAACCCCGGTCGTGGCGTCCACGTCAACGCTGCGTCTGAGGTCGCTTCGTCCTTTGCGGAACGGGTTGCGCTTGACCTCGCTGAACTGGAAAAGGCCATCGTCCAGCGCATCGAATGGATGTGCGCCAAGGCCATTGTGGGAACCTTCACCTACACCGACGACTCGGCCAAGGGCGACATCTACAAGATCGACTACCAGCGCCCGAGCGACCACACCTACACCCTCGGTACTGTGTGGGATACGGCCGCAACAGCACCGCTGGAGGAGACTTTCCAAACGGCCATCGCACTGCTGATGGATAACTGCGGGTTCATGCCGCAGGATTGTCTGATGTCCCCCAACGCGGCCGCGTACTTCCGCGCTGCGGTACGGTCTCAGTTTATGACCGCGACCGGAACGATTTGGGACCCCAACAGCAGCAAAATCTCCTACGACAACCAGTACGGCCGCGAGGGTGTGCTGTACATGGGCCGGTTCATGGGTGTGGACTGCTGGGAATACCGCCGCAGCATTACAGACGTTGACGGCACCTCGACGCAGTTGATCCGCGCCGACTATATCGAGTTCCTGCCCAGCGCGGGGAACATCGGCCGCAAAATCATCTACGGCGCAGTTGAAGACACTGCGGCGATTGCCGAAGGCCGCACAGCCTTCCAGACCCGCCGCTTTGCGAAGACGTGGGAAGAAGAGGACCCGTCGAGTATCAACTACCTCGCGGCCTGTAACCCTCTCCCGATCCTCGGTGACGAACGCGGTGGTGTGAGCGTCAAAGTCCACTAAACAACTCCCGCTGTCATGCGGCAGACAACGCCCCTTGCGCTATCCGGCCTTCCTCAGAGGGCAGTAAACGGAAAACCGCAAGGGGCTAAGTCATTGAGAAGAAACACTATTTTCAGCCGCATGACAGAGAGGAAGGCACCATGCTCTACACCGTACTGAAGTCGATCTGCCTTGGTTCAAGCCAGTTCGTTCACAGGGGCCAAACCATTGAGGGCAGTGCCCTGCCTGACGGCCGCGTAGAAAAGCTGGTGGTCGAAGGCTTCCTGACGCTCCCCAAGAGCAGCGCTCCTGCCATTCCTGAAGTCACGGAAAAGGGCGAGGTACTGATTGAGGAAGTCAAGGGGGACGCTCCCAAAACCCCGACACTTCAGGATGCCACCAAGAAACGCTCATTCGTCCCTGACAGCTTGGCCGAGTTGAAGCTGAAGGACCTGAACCTGCTCGTCAAGGGCATAGACCCGGCCGCTCCGGTGTTCGGTGTCAAAAAAGCGGCGATTGACTGGCTGACCGTCGAATACAAGTAAGGAACCTGTGCCTCATGGCTGTACTTCCGCTTTTCTTTTCCGACATGGCCACACTGGCCCTCGCCTTGCGCTTCAGCACTGTGCAAGAGGGATCGGCGGAATACGCACTTTTTAAAGAGGCCGTAAAAAAAGCCCGCATCAAAATCTACCAGCAGCTCGGTACGTCTACTGTTGCGAGCTTGGTAGCCCTGCCATCGGAAGACAATCCCACTACCGAGAGCGGCATCCAACGGTCTGCTGCCAACCGTGTAGAGTTCCTATTGGTCCGTCTCGATATGTTGCGCAGCCTGCCGGTGCTGTTCATGGACGCTTCGGCATCCAGCCGGGAGGTTTGGAACCAAGAACCTTTGGCGCGGCAAAACCCAGGCTCTCCGGCCCTTGAAGCCGAAATCCGAAGGGTCGAATCCGAAATCGCCACGCTGTTTGCTACTTTGGAAGACGGCCTGACTGAGACCTCCGGTTCTACCGTTCAGGGTGGTTCTTACGGCAACGAATTGGACTACGACGAATTTCCCCTTCCCGCAACCCGATCTATCCAAGGTGGGGTGCTTCCGGGCGGTCAGTTGTTCGCCGGGGGGCTTCGGTAATGGCCTTCTCTGATACTGCCCTTGTTCAAAACACTATCATCGGTCTGGTCGCCCCGAGCGGAACCTTGCGCAAGTTTCCGTTGAAGAAATATTCAACGAACTTCTTCCCGGCCGAGAACTTGCCGGTGGACGGCACTGCCGCAACCGAACTTGCCCCTGCGTCCGTTGAAGCCAATGAACTGAGCGCGATCTTTGTGCAGAATCGCAAACAGGGCCGACAGTTGGATTTGCGGATGTCCCAATGGGCGTGGCAACTTTACCTGAAGTTCGACAGGGAAGTGGATGCCGGGTCGTTCCTTGAGACCCTCACAAAAGACATCAAAGGATTTGACCTGAACGGTGTTCGGGCTATGCTTGTGCTCCAAAGGTATGATGCTTCACACCCTACCAAAGCGAGCGGTGGAGGCTCAGTTTTCACATTCACATTCACGGTTTTGCCCGTGGAATAAACGGAGGGTCTGTCCATCATGTCCAACGCACTTGGCAAGAACACAAGCGGTACTACAGACACGAGCAGCTACAAGGTTGGGCGTGGCATCCTGTATGCTGCCCTGCTTCCGGCCAATCTCTCTCTTACGAGCGGTCTGGCATGGCGCGATTTGGGCAATGCCCCATCCTTGGGCATTACCACCACCACGGAAAAGATTGAGCATCCGTCTTCGCGCTCCGGGTTGAAGGTCATTGACAAAACCATCGTGACCCAGCAGAAGGAAGAAATCAAGTTCTCGCTCGAAGAGGTCAACGAGCAGAACATGACACTGCTGCTCACCGGCACCGCCAGCGCCCCGACCAACTCGGCCATCGCAGGTTTTGCCGAATGGACCATGATCCCGGCCACATCGCTGGCCACGAATACATGGTACGACATCTACAACTCATCCGGTGTCCGCGCCTTCGACGTGGCAGCGAACAAGATCGCAATGGAGACCACTAACGGTACTCCCGTCGTTCTGACAGCAGACACGGACTACACCCTCGACCGCACGATGGGTCGCGTCTTCATCAAGGACACTTCGGTCATCACTACTGCCATCAGCGGGGTCGAGGGTATCGCGGTGACTCTGACTGCGGATGCCTCTGCATCGCCCTTGCGTCAGATCAGCGGCCTCTCCACCACCCCCGGAGCCTACGCGCTGAAGTTCATCGGTGAGAATGCGGCCACGGGCGACAAGGAAGAAATCGTCTGGCACCAAGTCACCCTGTACGCGGACGGTGAGTTTGGTCTGATTTCTGATGACGTGGCCAAGATGAGTTTCACGGCCACCGCGCAGCAGAACTCATCCACCGGCAAGACGATGACCCGCACCACGGTTACGACCCCTCGTTAATCCTGCCGGAAGGTTCTTTACACTTTGGACGGGGGCCAGTAAAATGGCCCCCGTTTTTATTTCATTCATCTACCGCATGACAGAAAGGAACAGGTGCCCACATGTCCACCGCGTCAGCCAAGCCCGCTACCAAGGCAGTCTCTTGGAAAGTCACATCGTTGTTCGGAGACCGTAAAACGGTCTCCCATACCGTTGGCGGAAAAGAAATCCAGTTCGGGACGATCCGTGTTTCAACATTATTGGCGTTGCGGACGATCATCCCCGAAGCGGCCAAGGCCCTGTCGATGATCCTGAATCCCACACAGGGTGATCGCAAGACAACGGAAGTCAACCGCCAAAAAGAGGGCGGGGGCGGGTTCGAGCGCATCGTCGAGTTGTCCGAAACAGACCTCAGCGTGATCCGCTACCGCGCACAGCACAACTCAGAAGCGTGGGAGTGCCTATCCAAGCTCCTGACCTCCGACGACTGCCGCAACGTCGTGGCCTCCATGATTATCGAGAGCCTTGCTTACAACTTTGAGGAGGGCGCGACTCCCCCCACTGTCGAAGAGTTCCTGGCTGACGTGGACCTGCCGGAGTTCGTGGACTGCATCATTGGCGTCTTCAAGGCCAACAAGGATGCTTTCGGCCCTTTTGGGAAGGCGGTCGAGGGCTGGGTCGGCAAAGTGGCCTCGGCCGCAGTAGAGGCAGAGACTCCGGCCAATCCCTCAGAGATTCCGTTGACCCCTGGGCCAGATTCCAAGACGACATAGTGTTTGTTTGCCAGCGGCTCAATACCCCGCTCATAGACGTGCTTGATTTTTCCGTCACTGAGTTCTATTCCGTGCTCGGAAGCTGCGAGCGGGTGCTGGCATTGGAGCAGGTCCGGTTGTATGATTTGGTAACGTCCGTGGCGAGCGCCTGTCTTGGTGGCAAAGACGAGGCGCTTACCAACAATATCAACAGTTGGTGGGACGCGGCAGGATTCAATCCCCACGAAAATGGGCTGGCGGAATATTTAAAGGACCACGGGGTATAGGGGATTAAAACATGGCCGTGGATCGCGGAGGACTCCAATACAATGTCAATGTGCTCTACGATGGCGATGCGTCTGTCAACGCATTCCTGTCGAATGTAGATCGCATGAACAAGGTTTGGGACGGTCTGCGCGAGAAGTTTAGCAAGCCCATCGCCGCATCGATCAAAGTCGAATTTGACACGGCCGGATTGAAAAAAGCCCAAGAGTCCCTGACCAAAACAATCGTCCCGGCAGCGGCGGTTTCTTTGGGTCTGGATCAAGAATCAATTGACGCTGTGCGGGCGTTGGACAAGGCCGAGGCTGAACTGGCGCAGAATCGTGTTCGCCGTCAGGGAGAGCACAAGCGCGGAGGGCCTAAAGAGGAAGGTGACGTGCTCCTCGCGCACGATCAGGGTAACACGGAAGATATTGCTCGCCAAAGGCAATATCGCCTTGACGAACTTGCTGCGTATGAGGAACAGGCCAAGCGCCAAAAAGAGATTCACTTGGCCCGTGCGGCCGCGCTGGGTGAGGAAGAGTCCCGCCAGAAGCAAATCCACTTGGATCAGGCCGCAGCGTATGACGAGGAAGAGAAAAGGGAACGGGCCAAGGGCCTGCTCGTCGCCCAAGCATACAAACTGGACGAGGAACGCTCACGAAAAATTGCTGCCCTCGACCAGAAGCAATCAGACGATGAAATCAAGGCCAATCTCAAAAGCTACAATGACCGTGTCGCCTATGCTCAGAAATTGCAGGGAGCACAGCAACGCGAATTACAGGTAGCACATGCGGAAGCTCTCCGCATGGACAAGGCCCGGGATGCCGCGCTGGCAGGTCAGCAGTCGAATGCTCCGAAGGGCTTTTTCTCGCGCTTCATCTCACTGTTTAAGAAAGATGCAAAGGACGGGGAAACAGCGGCCAATGCTTTTGCCGCATCCCTCGAACGCATCTTCACGCGGGTTGTTTTTATCGCGGCCTTGCGCGAAATCGCAAGTCTGGTGAAGCAGTTTGTTTCCACACTTATTGGATTCAACTCGCGCCTCGAATCGGCCCGCACGGGCCTCGCCTCTTTGTTCCTGGCTGTCGGTGACTTGCGCGACGGGTTTGGTAATGTCGTCACACCTACTCGCGGTTTTGCCATCGCACAGGAAGAGGCCACACGGCAGACTGAAAAACTGCGCTTGGAGGCATTGCGCACAACGGCCACGTTTGAAGAGTTGGTCGTTGCCTACAAATCAGCAGTGGCCCCCGGACTGCAAGCGGGCTTGGGTCTGGATCAGATTCGTCAGTTCTCCATTCAAATTTCGCAAGCGGCCACTGCACTTGGTGTCTCCCAAGATCAACTCTCCGAAGAAATCCGCTCCATCCTCTCGGGCACTATCAATGTCCGCAATACCCGCATTGCGGCCGCGCTCGGTATTAACAACGAGGACATCAAACGAGCCAAGGAAGTGGGGCAGCTTTTCGATTTCTTACAAAACAAGTTCTCTGCCTTCACCGTTGCCTCCGGCGTGGCCGCGAACAACTTCGAGGTCATCCTTCAAAAAGTTAAAGGATCGCTGGAACAGGTCATCAGCGCGGGCGGGCAGAACTTCTTCCTTGCCTTGAAGCAGGGATTAAAGGATGTTCAGGACTCACTCATCCAGATCAACCGCAAGGGCTTGATCGAACCCAACCCAAAGGCCGTTGCGGTCATCAAAGAGATTGCCAAGGGCTTCGAGCAAGCTGTTGTCGAGGCCCGCTCTCTTGCCAAAGAGTTCGGGT